ATATCGAACAAAAGACTTTTGGGTCTTCAGAGATGCATATCCAGTTACCTCAGGGCATTTGCTATTTGTGCCTACCCAAGAGCAAGGTAACAATCTCTGGGAGTGCTACAAAGCAGCCTATAAATTCGGATACGAAGGTGTTGAAGCAGAACAATGGGATGGCTTTAACATCGGGCAGAATGTCGGTGAGCCAGCTGGTCAAACTGTGATGTATCCGCATGTTCATATGATTCCTCGACGAACGGGCGATATGCCAGATCCACGTGGGGGTGTTAGGCATGTTATTCCAGAAAAAGGAAACTATCGTGTCACCAAGTGATCATGAAGTTATTGTGGATTGGCATAATCAAGAAATCCCATGGTGGAACGAAACGTGTGCATTAGTTTTACAAGTATTCGGTTTGCCGGGAAATAGATTTGTATATACACCTAGTGAAGATTTCATGACCTTTACTTTTAAATCAAAAAAAGATGCAGCCCTATGTCGTATACTGTTGAGCGAGAGACTGTGAAATACCTTGTTGGCTTTCTTTTTGGATTTTTATTATGGGTGTTTATACTCAGTATAACTCCCATGCCAGAGACTAAGGTATATGATTGTAGTCTAGCAGAATTTCATCCTGACTTTCCTGCAGAGGTTAAAGAACAATGCCGTAACCTTCGCAGTCAAAAGAAACAAGGATATGTATGATCTACATTAATCTAACTATACGCAATCCATGGAGTGACCGTTTTGAAATAGTAAGTTCATGGGGGCAAAAAATATTCAAACACAAAGCATGGGAAGTTGAGATATATCGATCAGATACCGTTGCTGAACTTGAATTTAAAATTACCTCGCAAGAAGATCATGCTGGCGTTGCACTAGGGTTAGGTTTACTCAGTTATACTCTTAGAGCACAGTTATACGATACAAGACATTGGAACTATGCAACACAATGCTGGGAAGTATATGAATGATGATTTAAAAATAGGCATTGTTGGATTAGGATTTGTCGGTAATGCTATACGCAATGCCTACGATAGCTTATTCACTACTATTGTCATAGTCGATGTTGATCCTGCTAAAGCAACTGGCACGTTTAGCGACCTAGAAGACTGCGATGCTGTATTTGTATGTGTGCCTAGCCCTGCAAAAGATACTGGAGAATGTGATACCAGTATCTTAAATTCTGTGCTGTATATGTTGCAGGATTATAAAAATGTCATTATCAGTAAGACTACTGCACCTCCACAGTTTTATGAAAAAATGCAATCAATATATCCTAACTTAGTTCATATACCCGAGTTCCTAGTAGCTAGTCGTGCTCTTGAAGATTACCGTAAAGAACAAAATGCTATCATAGGTGGAAAGGTTGCTGCCTATAGAAACGAAGCAGAACGTATTATTAAACTAGTTCAACCTATAACAATGGTAGAGCACTGTTCAATAGGCGAAGCTGCCTTTGTCAAATATACGATCAATAGTTATCTAGCTACCAAAGTAGTGTTCATGAATGAGATGAGTGAGCTGGCCATAGCACACGGATATAAATGGGATACTATTAGAATGTATCTAGCAGAAGATACTCGAATTGGACTAAGTCATATGCAGGTCCCCGGTCCGGATGGCTACTATGGATTTGGTGGTATGTGTTTTCCAAAAGATACAAATGCATGGGTAAAATATGCTGCCAAATTAGGAGTTAATTTAAACATATTGAAATCAGCAATCAAGAAAAATGTCCTATTAAGGTTGCAAAAACCTAAATAATATTGTATAATAATACAAAGACATCCACGTCGATAACTCGGAGAATAATAAATTGACAACAAAATTTACACCAGATCCTGCACTTAAACCTACACCAGAATTTAAAGCAGATAACTACATACCTTTAAAACAAGAAGTGTATGTTAAAAAAGAAACAGGCCTAGATGCAATGGCAGGCGACGGTGGTTACGAAGAAGCATATCTTGGCGATCATCTTCGCTTTAAAATGAAACGTGATAACAAACGTTTCTGGGCCGGCGACAACATTAGTGACTACTTGCACGAGGGTGATTTGGAAAAACTAATTGACGAAGCAACTGAAGCATTTGAAACGGTGCTAGATAGATTACTTATTGATCGTGAGAATGATCCCAACAGTAAAGGCACAGCAAGACGACTGGCCAAAATGTATTTTAACGAAATAATGGCAGGTAGATATGAACCGGCACCAGACGCAACAGCATTTCCAAATGATTCGGCAGACCGTTACGAAGGTATGTTGGTTGTTCGTAGCGAGCTTCGCAGTATGTGTAGCCATCATCACCAACCCGTTAGTGGTGTTGCTTATATTGGTATTATTGCGGCTCAGAAACTCATCGGACTTAGCAAGTATACAAGGATCGCTCAGTGGTGTGCCCGTCGAGGAACTCTCCAGGAGGAACTTTGTAACGACATTGCCCGCGAGATTAGTAAGGCAACTGAATCAGAAAACGTAGCAGTCTACGTGCAAGCGGTTCATGGTTGTTGTGAGAATCGTGGTATTATGGCGCATTCTAGTCTAACACAGACTACAGTATTACGAGGAACATTTAAAGATGATCCGCATACAAAGAAAGAGTTCTTTGACAACATTAAACTTCAACAAGAGTTTGCACCACGATGAGATATATTACTAACAAGTTTGACAGTATTCGGTTACCAGTAGACCCTGGTTTATTAGAATGGTTGCAGGAAAGATACCCTGCATCAAAATATTTTATTAAGGAGACCTAACATGAGTCGTGTATATCTTATTAAACCACTCGAAAAGAAAAGCATTATTTGGCATGTGGAAATGTTCCGTGATAATCCGGACGGTTCTACCAGTTGGTTTAATCTTGACGAAACGTATCGATGGGGGCAAGGCTTTATTGAAGAAGACTTAGATTGTAATCTTCCCTGGGAAGGTGATGATATAGCATATACTAAATCCGACGCTGGCTGGGGGTGTGAGTTTGATGATACTATCAGTGTTGAGTGGGAATTCAGTGATGATATTAGCGAGCTTGAACAACAAGAACTCAAAGAACTCTACTACGAAGGTGGGTCAGGTTGGCTCTACGATGGTGAGCATGATTGGCAAGAAGAAGATGCGGCTGTTCACATTATTGCCCCATACCAAGTTAGCTTATGCGAAGATGATGGCACAGTTATTGAAGAAAACGTAAAACTAAAATCACGTCCAGATCCTAGCAATGCATGGCCGTTTCCAGTAGGACTAGTATGAACTCAGTCGACATAGCTAACAATTTAATCTTTCGTGCAAAGAACTTGAACGAGTTTACTGTTACTACCGAAGTTCCTGATGGGTTTAGATTTAATGGAGATATTCCATTTGATATGCAAATTAAAGACAATTTAATATATGCTAAAGTATGGGCTGTGGACTTTGACGAGGCTGCTAAAAGATTAGATAACTGGCTAGGAACATGTAAATGAAATGGTTGAAAAAAATATTATGGCGTTGGACCCAAGAAGGTCGAGAGATATACGAGTATGAAGGCGACAACGGCAAAATCCGATTATCGAAGAGTCGCTTGATATCTCACGATGATTGCGAGGCAGTCAGCGATGACCCTATATTAAACTTTAAAGTGTTCAATGCTGTGGGTGGCAAGGTTGTAGAGTTTAGACGATATGATCGTAAAAATGATAGAAATGACTCTACTACCTATATTATTACTAATGATCAAGACTTTGGTGAACGTATTGCTAAAATTGCTATGATGGAAAATATAAAACTATGATCGCACAAGAACCAGCAAGAGGAGTATTGCTAGTAAACGACTGGGGCACTAGCAAGATGTATAAGGCGGTATGTGATTGCGGAGATGACGTTTGCACACATACCATTGACGTAGAAGCAGAAGATATCGGCGTCACTGTAACCATTTATACAAAAACTAGAACTAACTTTTGGTCAAAGACCCGCTGGCAACACATGTGGACACTATTAACCAAAGGGTATGTTGAATTTGACACAAGTCTTATTATGGCCAAACAGGTTGCTTTTAACTATGCCAGTGTGTTACAATCAGCAGTTAGTGATGTTGAGGAATTAAGAAATGCAAGAAAAGATAAATGAAGTAATGAACATTCTCAGTGAAGAATGTGCTGAAGTTATACAAGCTGTGAGTAAAATTAATCGCTTTGGAATGGACAATTACAAGCCTGGTAAGCCTAAAACTAACAGACAACACCTAGAAGAAGAACTTGGTGACTTAATGACCATGATTGATATCTTACAAGAAATGGATGTTGTTAGTTATGCTAACATTGAAAAAGCCGCCGAAGCTAAACATGAAAAATTAAAAAAATGGTCCACTATCTATGAACAAAATTAAAATTGCAGAAATATTTTACAGCATCCAAGGTGAAGGATTGTATGCAGGAACACCCAGTGTATTCCTGCGTTCTTTTGGTTGCAACTTCCAGTGTAGAGGCTTTGGTCTTGCTACTGGAGAACGTAGCACAGAGCCCGAGGATGTTGCTAAAAAAATTGACTTATACAAAACATATGATGACTTACCACTTGTAAGCACAGGCTGTGATAGCTACGCTAGTTGGCATCCTGATTACAAACATCTAAGCCCTTTTATATCTTTAGAAGATATTAAAACTAAGATGGAAGATCTAATCCCAAACAAGACATGGACACAGGCTAATGGCAGTGATGTTCACTTGGTTATCACTGGTGGTGAGCCATTGCTAGGATGGCAACGTGCATGGCCTAAATTAATTGAAGAATGTGCAGCCAATGGGCTAGTTAATGTAACATTTGAAACCAACGGAACTCAAGATTTAGATCCTAAGTTTGCAGAGTGGTTACGTCATCAATCAGATGTTAATATTACATTCTCTATCAGTCCTAAATTAACCTGCTCAGGCGAGTCTTGGGAAGATGCTATTCAGCCAACTGTTGTTACTTCGTATTCAGAATTAGGTAGTGCATACTTAAAATTTGTTGTCAGCACACAGCACGATGTAGATGAAGTAGATCGAGCAGTAGCAATATATAAAGACAATGGATTTACCGGACTAGTGTATTTGATGCCAGTAGGCGGTGTTAATAACTTGTATCATTTAAACACTAAACAAGTTGCACAACTATCAATGGATAAAGGTTATAAATATTCACCTAGATTACAAGTCGATATTTGGAACAATGCGTGGGGAACTTAATGATAAAGAAATTTTTTAAAAAACTGTTTGCCAGTTCGCCTACAGAAGAAACTGCCGCTGTTAAACCAAAAACAGAAAAAGAACTAGCTACAGATAAGGGCGAGCCTTGGGTGGCTGTATTAGATACTAAGGTTAATATCCAAAATCCAAGGAATGGATTTTTTGAACTTGACTGGAACGAACCGTTTATTGCCATGCTAAAAGCCAACGGCTTTCAAGGTGAAAACGATGAAGAAATTGTTGATCATTGGTTTCGAGAGCTTTGCAGAAATGTCCTTGCAGAAGAAGGCATGCCCGAAAGAATGGCTGGGTCCATTAATGTTGTCAATATCCAAGACGCTAAAAAATGACCATAGACTCAACTATTAAAAAATACAATTTCTCTAGTGTTATTACACAAACAGACACTGACCAGACCTGTGATATAGTAAAACAAATCATCGATTCTGGAAACTATTTTGAAAATAGTCCAAAGTATCAAACCAAAGAAAATTTATTTGCCAGGCAAGAATCAGTTTGGTTAAAATATCGAATGAGCTTTTTGTTTGCCTGTTTTATGTATCTCGGGCACGAAACCAAAGTCAAAGGCATTAACTGCTGGAGTTTTATGACTAAACAAGATGATAATCAAGATCGCCAACAACTGTGGCATCACCATCATCATGACTTGACTTCTAACAAACTATCAGGTATAATGTATTTGAGTATACCCGACAATATAGAAAATTTTGAAGAAAGTGGCACAGAGTTTACCATGGGTCATCCAGAGACCGATTCAACATTTTTTATAAACCCAGAATACTTTACTTGGGTCGTATATCCAAGTAAACTATGGCATCGACCCGGACCGTGCCTTAGTGATAAAAATCGTTTTGTATTAGCCGCAGATATGGAGTATTAATATGCAAATTAGAAAAATTAGAAATCCGTTGCCAGCAACACACTATGCCCCTTATTGGGACTTTTCCATAGGCACCTCGTATTGGGGAGAGTTTAAAAAAGTTGATAAGATTAGAAACTGGTTACTCGATCACGAAGAAGAAATTTTAAAAAAATATCCAGTAATGCACGACGGCAACACTGGATTAGGTGATGAAAGTGTGACTAGCAGATTTGGTCAATATAACTTATTCGATTTTGCCAATGAGATTCCAGAGTTAAATGATCTAAAGAAATTTTTACAATTATCGTATTTAGACTTTGTTACTATGGACTATACACCTATAACAAATTTACACATTGTATGTTGGTTTAATATTCTACACACTGGTCAAGAAATTAAAGAACATCTGCATAACTCAAATTTTGATTGTTATCTAAGTGGTAACATGCATCTAGATGACTATAAGACCATGACTAACTATAAAAGTCCTTTAGAGGTTGGTAAATCGCACAGTATTGCTAATACAAAAGGAGGTCTTACAATTTTCCCTAGTTGTGTAATGCACTGGTCCGACAAGCATGAAGAACCTACTAGACGTGTTAGTGTAGCATTCGATCTTAGACCAGAGATAACACAAGATGATGCAGTTAACTTTTTAAATGCACGCCCATTTATGAATCCAGAAATTTATAAAAATTTAATGTCAGAAATTGAATCAGTTTCTAAATTAGAAAGATAAAATGTCATATATTTTAGTAGACACAGCTAATACATTCTTTCGTGCTAGACATGTAATCAAAGGTGATGCCGATACAAAACTTGGTATGGCCATGCACATTACTCTTAATTCGATTAAGAAAGCATGGCAAGACTTTGATGGGAAACATGTAGTTTTCTGTCTCGAGGGTCGTAGCTGGCGAAAGGATTACTATGCTCCGTATAAGCGTAATCGTCAAGAGACTCGCAGTGCAATGACTGTTAAGGAACAAGAAGAAGATAAATTGTTCTGGGAAACATTTGACAAGTTCAAAGACTTTGTTACTACGAAGACTAATTGCACAGTTTTGCAAAATCCTAGACTAGAAGCTGATGATTTAATTGCAGGTTTTATACAGAATCACCCCTCTGACAATCACGTGATTATCTCAACAGACAGCGACTTTGCACAATTGATTGCTCCTAATGTTAAACAATATAATGGCGTTGCAGATACCTTAACTACACATGAGGGCATCTTTGATAAAAAAGGCAAAATGGTCATTGACAATAAGACTAAGCAGCCTAAAGCAGTGCCCAATCCAGAATGGTTATTGTTTGAAAAATGTATTCGTGGTGACACTAGTGACAATGTATTTTCGGCTTATCCCGGCGTAAGAAAAACTAAACTGCAAGAAGCATTTGAAGATAGAACCCAAAAAGGGTTTGCTTGGAACAATCTCATGCTTCAGCGTTGGGCCGACCATGAAGGTAAAGAACATCGCGTGTTAGATGACTATGAACGCAATAGAAAATTGATCGATCTTACACAACAACCCGACGACATTAGAAATGTCATTGTTGAAACTATAACTAATCAAATTACTGAACCCAAAAGTATTGATCAAGTAGGCATTAGACTGTTAAAATTTTGTAACTTGTATGATTTACAAAGAGTTGCTGATAATATACAGCAATATGCAGAACCATTCCAAGCACGGTATTCTAAATGAAAGTATGCCGATTCGAAGACACATGTCCTAATAAGACAACAAATTGTATGGAGAAAGAAATGAACTTAAAAGCAAAACCTATCGTAGATGGAAAGTTTTGATTGTAGAAGATGACGGCGAACGAATTGCCACACTACATAAAAAAGAAAATAATAAATTTATGCTAAGTTCAAAAGACGGTGAAGCATACTTTAATAAAAAAGATGACCTAATTAAACATTTTGGTAAAGACTTTTTTCAAAGTAAAGTTAAATCTACTGTGGTTAACACACAGGATAAAGATGTGCATACGTTTCCTGCGGCATGTAAACCATATAATGCCATGTATGATGTTCAAAGAAAACTGCCATTATACACCAAGAGCTTACAAAGTAAAAGTTTATATTGTGCAGGATACTACGCCATACAGTTTAACAAAGGATGGGTTAAGAGCTTTTGTCCTAAATTGATCACTGTAGAACGTTATGCATACAAAGGCCCGTTTAGAACAGAATTAGAATTAAAACAGGTATTGAGTAATGTCAAACCAGATTAACACCTATCCATTGTTGCAGTTTATCCAGCAAGTAAAAGGTGCTGACTTAGCCAAACAAAAAGATATTCGAATAGATATCGTAACTGCTAAACAAGTCTCTACCGCACTCGCCGAAGTCTTAGCAAAGGTCAATCAAGACTACGATATGTTGCTAAAAAATTTACAAAAGAACACCAGTGACAACATCACTGTGCAGTTTGACGGGGGCGGGTTCTCTAGCCAAAATTAGATAAATATATACGTAGTTTATGGAGAACCTATGAGTAGACCTAAACCGCGTATATTATTAGAATACGTTAACAAAAAGAATTATAAGTGCGAGCAAATACTCGACGCTGAAGCCATTTGGGCTGTTTTTTACAAGGATAAACCTTTTAATTTAAAAAGTTTTAACAGCCTTGTAAACTATCCCGGACCTAAATATAAGAAGGTTAGTTTTAGTAATCCCGGACATGCCATTAATCTAGCTAAAAAATTAAACAGTCAATTTCAATGTCAAGATTTTACTGTAGTGGTGCTGACCAGCGGCACAGTGCTTAAATGATTACCCAAGAACTTTATACTAAAATGTTCTTAAAAGAGTGGGGTAAAAGTGTTGACCCCGCAAATATACAACTATACAAACACACATGGTGGTTCAACACTAGAACCAAAAAAGAAGGCGGACTACGCTTAACAGACAAAGGATTTGACTTTTTAACAGATATATTAAAACTAGCATCCTACGAAGTTCCATTCACAGATCAAATTGAACTAAGTCCTCAAATTATAATATTTTTGGACAAGTTTTTGGACTGTCCATATTTTTTAGATTATGCAAGTTTAACCGTTTTTTCGGAAAAAAAATCTTTTGAGCTTTACATGTTTTCGGACGATATCCGAAAATACGGACTAATTAAAGCCATAAACAAACAAAAAAAATCAGAAGATACTTAGCCAAAATAAGTTGACAGACTACACGTTCTGTTATACAATAACAGCACTTAAACAGTTTTATAAGGAGCTAGTATGTCAGAAGTATCCACCCGCACCGTAGGACCTAAGGCCGCTAAACGTGCCGTCCAAAAAGCATTTAAACACAATCGTCCACTGTTCTTGTGGGGCCCTCCCGGTATTGGCAAGAGTGAGATTGTTCATCAAATTGGAGCAGACATTGAAGCTCACGTTATTGATATCCGTTTGAGTCTTTGGGAACCTACAGACATTAAAGGTATTCCATATTTTGATAGCAATACTAGCAAAATGGTATGGGCTCCTCCTTCAGAACTGCCTGATCAAATCTTAGCAGATCAACATAAACAAATTATCCTGTTCATGGACGAAATGAACAGTGCGGCTCCTGCTGTTCAGGCAGCGGCTTATCAGTTGGTGCTGAACCGTCGTGTTGGCACTTATAAGTTGCCGGACAATGTTCTAATTGTTGCCGCTGGCAATCGTGAGGCTGACAAAGGTGTTACATATCGTATGCCAGCGCCGTTGGCTAATCGTTTCATCCACTTAGAAATGCGTGTGGACTTTGATGACTGGTTTGAGTGGGCTACTACAAATCGTATCCACAAAGACGTTGCAGGCTTCTTACAATTCTCTAAAAAGGATTTGTATGACTTTGATCCTAAGAGCAATAGCCGCTCGTTTGCTACTCCACGTAGCTGGACATTTATTTCAGAATTGTTATCTGAAGACGATGGCGACGAGAACACATTAGCGGATTTGATCTCCGGTGGTGTAGGAGAAGGTCTTGCTATTAAGTTTATGGCGCACCGCAAGGTTGCCGGTAAATTGCCTAATCCTAGCGACATTCTCAAAGGCAAGGTTAAGAAAATGGAGACTAAAGAAATCTCCGCTATGTATTCGTTAACTGTGTCATTGTGCTATGAGCTTAAAGATGCCGCAGATAAGAATGCTAAAGATTGGACTAGCCAAGTCAACAACTTTTTTGAGTTCATGATGAACAATTTTGAAACCGAATTGGTTGTTATGGGAACCAAACTTGCGCTTACCCAATATCAATTGCCGTTGGATCCAGATGAGATCGACTGCTTTGACGCATTCCATGCCAAATATGGAAGATACATTTCGGCAGCCACAGAGCGTAAATAATCATAATCCACTTGACACCGCCCCCGGGCGGTGTTATAATATATACATTACACAGGAGCAATTATATGTCTAATGTCGATCCAATCCTTGATAAAATTGTAGTAGCTAGAATTGGCTTACTACTACGTCATCCGTTTTTTGGTAATATGGCTACTCGCTTGCGTATCGTCGATGGCAGTGACTGGTGTTCAACTGCCGCTACTGACGGTCGTGCATTATATTACAATCGCGATTTTTTTGAAGACTTAACTCCTAAGCAAGTTGAGTTTGTTATTGCACACGAAATCTTGCATAACGTATTTGACCATATGATGCGTAAAGATGGTCGTAATGCACAGATTTGGAATGCTGCCGCTGACTATTGTGTTAATGGTCAATTGATCCGCGATAAAATCGGAGATGAGATTCCTAAGATTAAAATCTATCACGACACGAAACACTACGGTAAAAGTGCAGAACAAGTATATGACGAGATCTACGACGAGGAAGATGAGAAAAGTCTTGCCCAGTTAGGTCAATTACTTGACGAGCACATTGACTGGGAAGGTGATGGCGGTGGTGATAGCAAAGACGGTAAAAACAAAGGTCCTGGTCGCCCACAGTATAGTAAAGACGAACTCCGTAAAATCCGAGACGAAGTTAAAGATGCTGTGATGCAGGCGGCGAGTGCGGCAGGTGCAGGCAATGTGCCGGCGGCTGTTGAGCGCATGATTAAGGATATGACTGAGTCTAAAATGAACTGGCGTCAAATTATTCGCCAACAGATTCAAAGCACTATCCGCAACGACTATACATTTATGCGCCCAAGCAGAAAAGGCTGGCACGTCGGTGCTATTCTTCCAGGCATGAATTATTTAGAGTCTATTGACATTGCTATTAGCCTTGATATGAGTGGGTCTATTTCCAACGAGATGGCGCAAGACTTCCTTGGTGAAATTAAAAGCATTATGGAAGAATTTAAAGACTACAAGATTAAATTGTGGTGTTTTGATACCAACGTATATAACGAAGACGACTTTGAAGCTCACAACGGTAAAGACCTTATGGAGTATGAAATCCGTGGAGGTGGTGGCACAGAGTTTATGTGTAACTGGGACTATATGAAGGAACAAGATATTGTTCCTAAGAAGTTTATCATGTTCACTGACGGCTATCCATATGGTTCTTGGGGAGAAGAACAATACTGCGATACAGTATTTGTTATCCACGGCAATGACACTATTGTTCCGCCGTTTGGCACTGTAGCATACTATGACGCAGTTACTGAAGATTGATGCGGATGCGTTTTCAGCGGGTCAAATTGAAAGTAAGATTTGGGCCGCTGAACAATTGGAATTAGTTATTAAAAAACTTGATACCGGCCCGTTAAGGATGTATGTCCTCGGCGGCTGGTATTCTCTTTTGCATTTTATATTATCTGTAAGAAAAAATATTGATATTGAATATTGCAGAAGCGTGGACTTAGATCCCATAGTATCTTACAATGCCAATAAAATCAACAATGCATGGGAAATTAAAGATTGGAAATTTCGTGCTTATCCGTTTGATGCTAATGATGTAAACTATGCACAAGAAAAAATCAATTGTGTAATTAACACTAGCACAGAGCATTTTGATAATAACAATTGGTTTGAAAACATTGACCAAGGCACTCTAGTGTTACTACAAGGTAATGATCTCGTAATTGACGATCATGTTTCTCGACCAGATTCGTTAGAACAATTTGTCAACTTATACCCGGTAACTACACTTGAGTTTTCCGGAACAATGAATTTTCAATTTAAAAATATGTCGTATAATAGACATATGATTATTGGCATTAAATGAACAAACTTAAAGTAAATCCACTAAATGTATTCAAAATAAGGAAAGCCAACTTTCCTGCTTATCATTTTTTTTATACCAGTGAAGCATTTACCTCTGATATAAAAAAGCTCGATCAGTGGATCTACTCACATCTTAAGGGCCGATATTTTATCGGTTCTGGGGTATCATTACACAACAATACAATAGAATATATTGTAAAAATCGGATTCGAAGTAGAAAAAGAACTCAGCTTCTTCAAACTTGCGTGTCCACATATTATACATAGATAATTATACAGTAAAGGAGAAATTTATGACCGAAGAAACTCAAACACCAACACAACCAGCAGCCGCAGGCGCAGAAACCGCACCCGCACAAGATAACGATTTAAATCTTAGCGATCTAAATGCTATGAAAATGATTATTGACGTTGCTAGCACACGTGGTGCATTTAAACCAACTGAAATGGTTTTAGTTGGACAAACTTATAACAAACTAGTGAATTTTTTAAATTCAACACAGAAAGGTCCAGCAAATGGTTGAACTTAAACACGTAGGTAGAGTTAAAGCCAATGGCAAAAAATGTCTAGTGGCTTACAGAACATTACCAGGTGATGCATATCACGCTGTTATTATTCCAACCGAAAATTTACCGGACAGTTATCACGACGCACTAATTCAATTAGTTGAATCTAGTTCTGCACAAGATAGTTACGAATTTGCAGACGTATTGAGCAGATCTAACTTTCCAGATGGTTCTACTATGCTGGCCGCACTGCATACACAAGGTCGTATGATCCGTGTTCCAACTAGTGATATCAACATGACTCCAACATTAAGTGAAAGCATTAGTCTTGATGAACTCAATGCACTAATTGCAGAACAACGTGGTGTTGCCATTGATGATCTACATATTCAAGCCCAGTCGTCACCACAAGCTGAGGTTAAGGAAATTGTAGAGGTAAAAGATATTACTCCGCCTAAAAACGAAGAACATATGACTACTGAAGAACGTGCTACAAAATATAGAAGCGAAGCAGATCGCTTGTATAAGGAAGCTGCCAAACTCAGAAAGATGGCTTTAGAATTAGATCCTAAAGAAAAGTGATTTTGAAAAAAACTTTGCCAAAAGAAATTATAGAACATTGGCCTGAAGTTTTTGGAGAGATTAATTTAAAAGTTATCCCAGTAAAATATCTCGACAGTGTTCTTATAAATTTTAAAGATGGCAGAACCTGGCAGATACCGATACGTTCAAAAGTTAGAGGTAATGATACATCAAAAGTAGAAGCCGAACTTCAAGAGTTCTTTGCCACCTACGACGATGTTATTAGTCACATTGACTTCAAACTAGATACAGAAAAAGTTAAAAACGATATTAAAAAAATTACAGGCAAATTTTTAAAGAAAAGAAAATTATGAAAATCCGGCTAGTAAGTTATAGTCAACCAACTATTGAATTCCAAGAACAAGGAATCAATGATGCACAAGATCTAGTAGCATATTGTGCAAGGGTCAGTAATCCAGCTAATCAATTTAACACAGAAACCAGTGAAAAGTTGATTAGCTATTTAATCAAACACAAACATTGGTCGCCACTTGAGATGGTCAGTATGTGTTTAGAAATCGAAACTACCCGTGATATTGCCCGTCAAATTTTACGTCACCGTAGCTTTAGTTTTCAAGAGTTCAGTCAGCGTTATGCTGACCCAACGGCTGAAATGTCAAATGCTTTTGTGCTACGTGAAGCACGTTTTCAAGATACTAAGAATCGACAAAACAGTGTTGAGTTTGATATGGAAAATCAAGAACAAAAACTTCTTGCCTACGAATGGGAACGTGCTCAGAGTCGTGTGTTGTATGCTGTAAAGAAAGAATACAAATGGGCTATTGATAACGGTATTGCTAAAGAACAGGCTCGTGCATTGTTACCCGAAGGTCTTACAATGAGTCGAATGTATATGAACGGCACACTTCGTTCATGGATACACTATATTGAGTTAAGAGCATCTAATGGCACACAGAAAGAGCATATGGAAATTGCCAAAGAATGTGCTGTTGCAATCAGCACAATATTTCCTCTAGCTAAAAAATTGCTTAGTGAGCAATAAATAATTTAGGGTATGCTTCTTTGAATTGACTATGCAGCCATGCATAGTCATTTATTTTGGCTATTTTTAGTTTGTTTAAACTATTCGATAGCGCATACTTATTCCCAGCTTTAGCACCCAATACTGCATATCCGCCATTAGGTTTAGAAAGACCCTTGGTCATCCATGTTTGTAATCGTTGTTGACTGTCGGCATCATCTTGCAATGTTAATTTAACTGCTTCTCTAAATCCAGTGCGCCAGGCAATATAAGGAGTTTTGCTGATAGAATGTGTGCTGGCTAGTTCTGGTAGAATTTTTATTTGATCACTAAGACCTGTAGTGATGTCAATCTTGTTAGTGTGCTCTATATCAAATAAAAATTTCGGTAATAGTTTAATTCCGCCGTTGCCGTAAATTGCATCGTTGATATCGTTCTTGCTGTGCCATATATGCACAACATCAAATTCCACAGGGTCAACTTTAAAATCAAAACAAAAATCATCTGATACTAGAGTATCAGCATCTACAACCCAAAAATGTTTAGTAGATGATGTGATTGCGGCAACTTTATGTGCCGCATATATACCCTTTACTCCATCAACTCTTCGAGCAAAGGGAAAACGATTTTTTAATAATTCAAAATGTTCGTTAGCAAACGGTTCACCACAACTCAAAAAGAAAATCTCATAATCTGGAATTAGATAAAATAAATTAGTTGTGTCTATAATTTTTTTATTCTCAAATTCTCCTAAACGATCTTTCTTAAATTTATATCTGTAAGGTATTAAGTATACACCCTTAATACCATTATTTTCAAATTGATGTATATAGGTTTCATCCCATTCTTCTACATTATATACTGGATTAAAATTTTCATTAATTATTACACCAAAGTCAACATACCAACAATATTTTGTAGAGTAACAATCTTCAATAGAGTTTACAGGAATTGCATCAGGATACTTTTCAAGTATTATCGATGCAGTTCTACTATTTTTTTGATAAAAAATATTGATCATTCTTTTTCTAAAAATCCATAATTAGATCTATTGGAGTTTTTAAATACTCCTTTGAAAAATTTACTAGCATCAACGTCTAATTCACATATTTCAAGATCTAATCGTTTCTTTAACTCATGTCCGTAATGAATGATTTTAGCAGATAGCGCATCGGCTGTCATGTTCTTAACTTCTTTGTTCCAAAAGTCTGTTAAGTATTCAAAGTCTCTAACTTGTATATAATCCCAGTCTGTGCAGTTAGTCATGTAGCAACCTTGACGGGCTCCTAATATAGCCCACTCACCGTTGTCAGAATCTTTTCCAATGTTAAGCCACACTAATAGACGTTGCATGTTTTTCCAATGTATGCTGGTCTTAAATGTTCTATTTTCTAAACGAACACCTCTTTCTAATGACATCTTTACACCTTCGCGGAATCCTGCACGCCATGCTTGAAAGGCGCTGGCGTTGTTATATACATCGCTAAAACAACTGTTCATCTGAATGTATTCTGCATCCCAGCAGAAATCTACTTGTGCATTAGGATCATTTGCGGGTGCGTTTTCGTGCGTTTTCATGTCTAACACATACTGCTTAGGCCATAATTTTAATCCGCCATTGCCATACATTAGTCCGTTGACTACATTATATCCTGCCCATGATATAACGCACTTTGATAAATCTTTGTGTTGATCAAAATTTACTTCTTGGTTTAAGAAATCTTCTCGTATGATGTTGTCGCCATCTACTGTAACAAAACGATCTGTTTCGCTAAGATTGGCACAGGCTTTATGTGCCGCATCGCTGCCTTTGACTCCGTGAACACGTTTAGCCCATGGCACTTTGTTTAGCAAGTCTGCATAATTTTGTTCAGCATTTGGTTCATCGTAGCTAAGGTAGATGATATCATAATCGATAATTTTAACTGTTTGACTCATAGTGTAATCAATCCGTATGATTTAAAAAATGGTTTGGTATAAAATTTTATTTTCTTTGTTGATTGTTCTATTTTGGAACTATGATTAACATATACTCTATCATTGTGTGCTAGATCTAATGTATTAATTTTAATTGTTCGTATTAGAAAATTAGAATTTGTTAAAGAAGTTACATAGAATTCTAATTTAGAATTAATTTTATACTTTTTTATGTATGCACGTTCTTCTGCATTTAATTTAAATGCCCACTGGTTAGTTTTAAGATTATTTTTAATAGATAAAGCAGAACTAAAGTCTTTTACTTTTAATATCTGTAATAACACCCGTTGATCATCTGATGTTTCATCTTTTTGCACAATCTTAGATTCTGTAGGGCTACTATATGCTACCCTGTAAGTTGAATAATTTAATTTACCACTTAAAAAATCCTCAACTTCAGTCTGCGGAACTTCTATGTGATGAGAAAGTGCGGTATTAATTTCGTTTGTAATAGACAATATGTCACCGGTGACATTGTCAAAATACACTTTGTAAAGACTAGAAAACTTAGTGGAGTCGATGATCCGTTGAATTTCTTCATCAGTAATAATTGTATCGTCGTTTTCAGCTAGCATAGGTAATGTAATCTTCTAAAAATGAATCTTCTACGTAATGCAATACACCAAATTGTCTAAATTGATTAATATAGACAGCGTCAGCATTGACTATTTCAACTTGCGCCACTTTGGTCCAATCAGGATGAACGCTGTTCCAACCTTGTATTAAGGACTTCATGTGTGTAAAACTGCATAACTGTGTGTTGTCAAAACAATCATCAATTCCTAAAATTTTAACAGCAATGCTTATTGTAACATCAAGACTGTAAAATTTTTGATAATTTTTAGGAGCAAAATCGCCATAAAATTTTTCCCAGTTATATGTTATAAATTCAACTAATTTCCAAAATTCTAAACTTTCATTTGATTTTTTAAAATAACAAAAGCCACTATACAAATTAGGTAGTTCATTTTCAATAAATGTTTTTCGATAAACTCGGTCAGTGAGGATATCTCCTCTAAAGTTTTTAACTTGACTTGTAAAGTATAGATTTCTATCTTGTAATTTTTTCCATACATGGTTCAAATCAGATAAAATTAACATGTCCGCATCTAGTAAGATAGTCTGCTCATAAGGGGTAGCATGATATGCCTTCCATCTATTTTGCACTTTCCAATCACTGTTTAGTGCATGGTCTTCAAATGGGATTTTAATTATTTTATCAAAAGCAGAAACATATTGTTCGGGAACAACATCGTTAGTCATTAATGATACATGTTTCACAGTTGACTGACTATTTGCAATACTTTTAGCTAGGTAATATGCTTGTCTAATATAGTCACAATCTGCAGAATTCTGTGCTACAACAAAAAATCCTTGATTACTTTCCGTCATCAATTAACCTCAATAAACTATACTTGTTCATAACATGCACATCAATCCCTTGTGTTTTTAACGCAATATACTCACCTAAATATTTTTCTTTTTCTAATAAAAATTTAAACTTGTTATCTGAGATATCAATCATAACATCTTTATCCAAAGTATAAAACTTTTTGCCTGGCAGAATTGCTACTACTGGATGATCAATATTTCCATTAAAAATATGTATTGCAATACTAAATGCAAAATCATTCCTATATATTTTAGAATTGATTTTATAAAGCAACCGATAGTAATCCCAATTTTTTCTAATATGTTTTAACAATTCAAAAAATGATGCTGTGAATTTATTTTTTCTAAAAAATACAACCGTGGCCCAGTAAAATGGAATACTTTGATCATTGATAAATTCAAACGATTCTGTATTCCTCCATTGGGCAAGATCGTGGCTATCTCTAAATAATGCCAGGTGCTCATCATGATTAAATTGATGTGCTAGATAATCTGAAGAAACAATGTAGTCACTATCTAAAATAATTGTTTCGTCATAGGGACTTAAATCATATGCTTCTACTCTAGAAAGATTTTTCCAAACTATTTGTTTACTATAAAGAGATCCATCACTGTATCGACGTTGCTGTGTTGTATCAGTGTATGCAGTGACAATTTGATCAAATAGATCACCTGCATCCGGTTGACTTTGCAACAGCCATTCTTTGCTATCAGTTACAATGGTTATCGGTAAATCTATATACTTTTTTAACCGGCGGGCACAAAATACAGCCATTTTACAATAGTCAACATCTGGATTATTCTGAGCAAAAATTAAAAATCCTCTAGTCATAGATCAATTAGGTTAGATATAATTCTTTGTTTTTTTATGTTGCTATACTTGGCATAATATTTTTCAGATTCTGCCTTATACAATGTCACAGCTTTATCTAAAAAATCTTTTACATTTGCCACTTCCATTGGAATATTATTATTGTCAATAATAATTGCAGATTCTGTATGAGAAGACAATGCGGTTAAATTGGCAATTGTCTCAAGGTTGGCTGTAAAGCTACAACCATTATGATAAAATATCAAACCCTGTTTAAATTCTTCAAAAGCAGTCTTGCGTGAAAGATTTAGAGTAGCCATAAAATTGGCTGTTTGCAGTGCTTTTTCTAAACGTTCGTCCATAGAAATTTCCTAGATAGTTACAAGTAATTATCTAGAAAAAAACTGTCGAGGATTTATTTTGATTAGAGTAAGCCGGAGCCTGTAGCAGTAGGCGTCGGAACGGATACGTTAGAGCCAGAAGGACGAACTTGTCGAATGTAACTTCTTAAATTACCATCAACATCTTCGTCTATAGCAGTATCCCCAGTGTCGTCATCTTTAAACTGAATTGATAAAATTAACTGTGTGCTACCTACATTTTTTCGGGCGTATATTTCATAGTCATTTTCAGCATAGTTACCAGCTGGGGCTTGTTTTCTAAACACTAACTGATCACTAGTGGTCATATCATACCAACCTAAATTATAAGTAGTGCCAGACGCACTTGCAGCTCCTGCTACTGTGGCAGTCTCAGTATAGCCAAACTCAACTGTTCCAAACCCGCTTGGCTGCGTAGATCCATTGCCTAGCATGGTAGTCCAGTCGATATTTTTAGGTGAACCGACTGTTCCGCCCGAACGACCTGAACTGATCCAAATTTTGCCCCCAGCATTAAAAAATGCTCTGGCATGGTTAGCTGGAGTAACCGTTAAACTTCCAGTAGTATATCCTGGGAATGTAATAGTGACAGTATGAGTTAATGTTCCATTCCAAGATGCAGTGCGGGTTTGATCAACCAATGTTTCAGTTGAACTATTACCAGCAGCTGCCAATGTTAATCTATTTGATCTAATTGTTTGTGCAAAATTAAAATATTGATTAGCTATTGTAGAACTGATTGTTGAAGAACTATTAGCCACTGTCAAACTGGCGCTTTCGTCAACTCCTGTTTGATGTTGTCTTGCTAAAATCATATCGTTACGAAGTCTAACCCACTGAATAACTTGGGCAGTAGTTGACGGAATTAATTGCAAACTTGTTATAGCTTGACCGTAACCTTCGTCGGCTGCGCCTAATCCCATTACAGAATCAACAACGGACTGTATAGAATTATAATCTGCTGCATAGATTAATTCGCCTGCAACTTTTGGAAATACACCAGATGGCATCACTAATCCTTTATAATATTACACATTCAACTAGTTTAACACCAGTATCTGTATGTGTTTCTAGAGCAATAGCAAACACATCTGAACTATGTGATGCTGATATAACAGCAGTGCCGTCATTAGATGCTACTAGTCGTTGTCCTTTAAATACAGATCCTGCAACTTTTACAGGAACTCGACCTTTTAGGGCAACATACACACCGCCTTCTAAATCTTTGTTCATCATGAACGCAGGATTTTCACTGATAACACCAATTGCTCTATCACCAGTCTTACTGGCTGTTATTTCTTTTTCGCCGCCCACTGATACTACTGTTCCTACAGAATACTCTGCATCGGATAAGTATTTCTCGGCCAAGTCAGCATACTGAGCTGCTGTAGCAGTTCCGTTGAATACATTGGCAGTTAAATTGCCCGATCCATCTCTAACAGCCACTGTGTTTATAGTGGCTGTGGTGGCTGCTGTTCTATATATTCCGCCTACATTTAAACTATCTGTTTGCGTGGCAGTTCCATTGAAACTATTTGCATAAACTGTAGAGAATTTTAATGTTGCTGAACCTAAGTTAGTTGCATTGTTTACACCTGGTAGAACATCATTTGCCACTAACTTTAAAGGTGTCACAGTAACACTTGCAGAAGTAGTTTGAAATGTGATTGTTGTTCCTACTTGATTTTGAATTGTCGGAGTATCACCGCCCGAAATAAAGACTTTTAAGTCATTGTCGTTACCAACTCTAAAACCAGCATCGGCAAAACTAACAAGTCCACTAAAACTTGCTGCTGATGCTAACACAAAATCACCGGCGCCGTAACCTTGTAATTTTAATGAGTTACTAGCAGTTCCCTGAAATACGTGATCTGTCGAAGTTACTCCAGAACTAGAATAAACTAGGGTAGTTCCTCGTTTAATTACTGTAAAACCAGTAATTGGATTACTGGCATTTAATGTAAATTCATCTGCTGATATAATGTATATTACTTCGCCATCAACAATAGCTTCAATAATAGCGTGACTACCGCCAATAGAATCTAATATATTTCTAGATCTAAATTGTGTTGTCCCAGCATTAGCAACACCTAATGGTCCGACTAAGACAAATGCGCCACCATCGTATGAATATAATTGTTTGTTAACATCGTCCCACCAAAAGTCACCTTTGGTTAACCCGCTAGGTGCTGTTGGGCCAACTTCGGCTCCGCCGGTAGTTCTAAACTTTGAACCATCGTAAAACTTTAATTTACTGTTAGAACTATCAAACCAAATTTGACCACTGAGTGGACGAGCCGGAGCATCTGCACCAGAAAAGTTTTCTAGCAAATGTAAGAAATTTTCATTTTGTATTTCTCCATATCCAGCATAATTTTTCCCAATTAATTTGAGATCTAAACTACTATCTATGGTGCCATCTTCAACTGTATAAGTTGCTGAGCCACGAAATCTATCAACACTATAAGACATTACACGCCCCTTTATTCTATATTTATATCAAAACTGCCCATTAAAGTCCTACGGGAAGTGTTATATTACTGTCAAACGTCCAAACACCGGCTGTAAGCTGGAATAGTTTGAACTGTCTAGTTACTGTAACTGTGGCAGCACCTGTTGGAACACCGCCAATACTGAAATCTCCAATCACTGATTCTTGTGTAGATCCATCTACACTTAAAACTGCCACGTATGTTCGAGAAATTTGACTAGCAACGTCAATGGCTGTAAACGCCGCTTGCGTCTTGGTGCAAAGAACTTTAGCATACGTTCCGTTTTCCCATGATCCCGGAGGGTATAACTCTGTTAAAATAATAACTACTTTTGAATCAATATTACCCACGGTAAAATCACTAGTATCAATAGTAGCACTAATTGTTCTACCTTTTACAAAACTGTCAACATAACCTTTACTGGCAGCATCACCGCTTGCTACAGGAGTAGAAACATTAGAAATTTTGCTGTTAGCTACATCTACCACGCCTGATCCGTTGGGCGACAAAGTTAGATTACCATTAAGATTTGTAGTAGAAATAGTATTGCCATCTACAAGAATATTGTCAACAGTTAGTTGAGTTTGTGGACCAAAACTAGTAATACCAGGAGCACTGGTAATAGTTGCACCTAAGCTGGTAGTGCTTAAAACTAATGCACCGTCAATTCTAAATTCTTTACCAAGTGCTAAATTTAAGTTATCACTAACTGTAAATTGACCGTATGGGGCAGCGCCGGAAGATCCGGTGCTTTTTTCCCACAACATTGAATGATTAGTTGGTGAGCCTGTGACAATAAATCCGCCGCCGTCGGCATAATCTTCACTGGCTGTGCTATCACTAGATTTTGCTAAAGTAATGACTCTATCTTCAACAGTTAAATTAGTAGTTTCAATAGTAGTAGTTGCACCTTTAACTGTTAGGCTACCACTGATATACATATCTCCATCAACATCTAATGTTGCCAATGGGTTTGATTTGAAAATACCAACACGTCTATCCGTAGCACGAATAGTAAACGCATCTTCTAAACCTGCACCAGTCTTTGTTCTAATCTTAAAGTCCTGGCCAGTATTATTACTAATATGCTCTATCAGCGTTAAACTGGTTCTAATTTCATTATTTTGATTAGGTCCAAGTATTAACGGTGTTGAATTTTGAATTGTAACTGTGCCCACTGTGCTGGTATTTTCTTCAGTAAGCATGAAACTACTGGTAGTCTTCAAAGCACCACTAGGAGAAACTACAGCATCAGCAGCACTGGCTGTGATGTAAAATTTCTGTCCAGTTAAAGTTCCAGGATTAAAGCCTCGGCGCATAGATCCAGAAAATCCAGCAATAGGATTCAATGGAACAAAAGTAATATCTTTAGAGAAAATACCCAATAGACTTGCACCTACCCATAATTTAACCACAGTGTGTTCTATAAGAACTGTGTCAACTATTGTTACTACTTCAAATCCGCTCTTGCCCTGGGTGTCTTTGTATACTGGTCCAGCTAGAGTTAAATCAGTGCCATCATAAAAGTATAATTGTTTGTTTATACTGTCAATCCAAAAATCGCCTTCTACAAAACTTGTGGGTTGAGAGCCGGAAACAACTGGGCCACTACCAACACTAAATCCTGTGCCATTGTAAACTTTAAGTCTACCTCCCACAGTATCATACCAGATTTGTCCTGTTGTAGGATTATTAGGTTGCGTGGAGCTGGCAAAATTTTCAAGAATTTTTATGAAATTTTCATTTATATATTCACCATACCCGCTGACGTTTTTACCAATTAAAGTAATATCAGTAGATGTTTGGTCAATTGCAGAATCAGCAACTTGTGCTAATAGTGTGCCATCTGTTTTGTTTATATTATACGTCATTTTATTGTCTACCAGTATAGATAATATAGCTGACTGTCATGTAGGGGTTCATTATACTAAACGCTACTCCTAAAGTTCCGGATGTATCAATGCCACCACTGGTAGGAAGATATTGTCCTGTTCCAGCTGCGCTGGGACCTAATCCTGCAATAAAGTTTGTATCCGGAATAACAGTGCTTGAGTTTCTAAATGCATAGAACTGTGTTCCAGCATTTGCTCGTAAATCGTGCTCGTGATCTGGAATGTTTGTCAATGCCAACGATTTTTCAGCTGCTCCTGATCCCGAACCTAACGTATCAGCGGCAACATCTGTAACCCTGTCAGCATTGCCGCCGCCAGCATCAATTAATACTGTAGGATCTGCAATGCTTGGCACAGTATTCCCGTTATCCATATCATCTTTACCTAGAGCAAAACGGCCTCTTAAATCAGGTAGTGCAAAAGTTGAACTACCTATTAGCAAAGAGACTGCTTTAAAATTATAACCAATAACTGAAAATAGCTCTGGATAGTCACCAATTCTAATCTCGCTACCGTCACATAGTAAATACCCGCCAGGCGGTGTTGCACTACCAAACGCCATTATAGACCCGATTGGCATGGTTGCAACGTTGGTTAGTAAAGTTGTTTTAGTAATTTTTCTAAGACCACTACCTGGACGATTAATTAAAAATTCATCATTATCTTGGCTAGTTGTTACTGCTGTTCTATTTGTTACAAAGTCTTGAGAAATTGTTGTAGTAAATGTTGCTAGTCCTGAACCGCTTTGACCGTCAAAGCTAACTGTATTACTAGAAACTTCTCCTGTCAATGAAAACACGGTCGGACTTGACAATTTACTTGCAGAGCCAGTAACGTTACCCGTAACGCTACCAGTTACATTACCTACAAATTCTTGTGCAAGTATTTGATCTCCGTAAATTCTACGCCACGCTTTACCACCTACTGTTAACGGATCACTACCTAAGTCGTGTGTTCCGTCTGCATCAGGAATGATTGCATAAGTGTTACTAGTTCCAGTTATTGTAAAACTGCCGCCTACTCTTAAATTTTTTGTAATTGCAACGCCACCTGCAGTTTTAATACTGCCTGTAACTAAACTGGTCGAATCTGTAGTGCCAGTAATTATTAAATTACCGTTTGATTTAATATTACCATTAACATCTAACGCTTCTGCAGGGGCTGTGGTATTAATACCAACTGCCAACGAGCTGTCAATACGCATAACTGTGGATGTTACACCATTGTTAACTGTCTTAAAGTCAAATGCTGAACCATTGGTTTTATTATTAAATGTCGGAATGTTGCTGTCAACTGTAACACTTAATTCGCCAGATGAACCAACTGTGATACCGCTAGGGTTACGAACGTTGAATTGGAAATTTGTTGTGCTAGTGGTATCGCTTCTTAAAAAATTCGAAGCTGCTACCGCATTACTACCAATTACTAATGCGTCGGCTTTTTCACTGGTTCCCCAGAACTTGTTGGCTGCGCTGTTGCTGTTAAAATCTTTTATTGATAAATTAAAACCTTGCTTGATCTCTGTAAAACCAGCAATGGTTGATTTGGGAATAAATGTATCTTTGCTGATAATTCCAACTTTTTCATCACTTACAAATAGATTTAGCACGTTGTGACTGACGTTGTTCGTGTCAACTACTATTTCAACTTCTGCTCCAGTTCTTAATCCACTGCTGAATTGAGGACCTACCAGAACCCAATTACTGCCGGTAAACAAGTAAAGCTGTTGATTATCTGTATCAGCCCATAGATCGCCTAGGTTACTATTAGCTACCGCTGGGGCTGAGTTAGATTTTTTAATACTACCAGCAGGCGCCCATGTTGTCCCATCATATACTTTTAATTGATTAACGCTGGCACTGTTGTCATACCACAACTGTCCTTCAACTGGATTGGTTGGGGCTGTATTTTTAGCAAAGTTTTCTAAAAGATGTAAGAAGTTTTCAGCAATGATCTGTGCATAGCCGACATAATTCTTACCTACAAAGGTTACAGGTAGTTGTTGATTAAGCGTTTGGTCTTCGACGGTTATATCAGATTTCTGAACATTGCCAGTTTCAGTGTATTTTATTGTATAACTCATTAGGCTACCTCAGTTAAACCTGTAAGACTTTGAATTCTTACGGTGTAATCAATTTGGATTAATCTGTTTAATGACTTCTGAACTGGGTGAAAAATTACATGGGTTAATAATTTACTATTACCTGTAGAACTGTAACTCTTTAGACCTAATTCATCAAAGACAAATGTTCCGTCATTGTTATTACTGGTATCCATGGCGTCTTGCCCATTAGGCTCGCCGTAGTCTAACAAACAAGTAATAAACACATCAGTGTAATTAGTGCCCGTAACGTGTCTTGTTTCTATCTTGTTTCGTGTAGGGTCAACATTGGCTACTGCTCTATCATCAACTACTTTGGTATAAGTTTGATTATAAAGGGTGGCATTTGTTCCTACACTATTAGGTGTAAGATATGTTATAATACCTGTAGGATCTACACTGGTTCCCCCGTTTCCGAAGGCCATTTCGTAGATAAAACCCTGCCCAGAATTTCCAATACTATCCGCTAATGCAATACTCATATTTTCATAGTGAATTGCATTACGCTTGTTAATGAAAATTTCATTGGTTTGAGGGTTCCATATTTTTATATGCCCCTCAATGTTTAATCCTGAAAAATCTCTGCTAAACATACTTTGCTCTCATATTAATGTATTTATAGTGGCCAAACACCTGGCGCTGCCTTTATAAAATTAGCGATATTGTTGGTGCTATCAACTAAACTTGTATCAAGGTCGTTCCACATTTTTCCTATCTTTTTAATTACTACAATCTTAGTATCGTCCGGCGGAGGTGATGTTAAACGGATCGAAGAGCTAGTGCCGTCAACACTAAACTCTGCTTCATGATCAACATCGCCTAACGAGCTCGGATCTATAGTAATATCATGTAATTTGTAAGGCTTCTTCTTGAGTCTATATCCTGCAACAAACACTTCAACTTCATTGCATTGTCCAAAGTTATCCGGAATAGTGCTTCTAAACCACTCAGTGTATGCTGTGCTACCGTCATCTATTGTGCCAGGTTGCACATCCGGCATGTAGTTTACATATAACATATTACTGCTATCTGTAGCAACAAACGTCTCAACTACAAACTCATCCTTATACGGAATAGTTTCAGAAATTCCAATATTTAAAACACTGGTGCCCGAATTGTGGACAGTAGGAACGCCAGTTCCCAATGTTCCACGACGTAGTCTGCTTAAAACATTGCCAGTCTTGGCAAAATATTCTATACGCTCACCGTTGATGTAGATAATTCCAGGTAAGTTTCCTTCTGGATTCGGATCGTCCAATACTGTTGCATCGTCGACTGTTATACCTATATCTGTTTGCAGAAGTTGATTTACAATAAATGTCTGCTTGTTTTTGTTCAATCTCTTGTAGTGCGTTCTATTCAGCATGTCTTTGAATTGCATATAAGAATACTGATTATTAGTAAATTCTGGACTATAACCAATCATGCTGATGTTATCACCTTGAGCAACATCTTTTACTTCAACAGTCTGTCGATCTTCTAATAATCTCCAATCAATACTGTGAGTTAATAGCTGTCCATTCTTTATAACCCAAACATAATCATCTGACACTGTTACTCTGTCTAAAACAAATAATCCTCTTTCTTTATTTCTAAAAGTAAAGTAATCTACTGTTCCAGGTATTAGTGTAATTGCTGGGGTTATTATGTCTTCCTTACGTTGAATGTCAACTACATCATGATTGTAAAAACTGATAACTTCAATGTCTAGCCCAGCTGGCCAAGATGTAGAATCAGTATTAATTAACTCTAAAGTATTATAAGTTAATACATATTCAGCATTGGTGTCAACCAATACAACAAGTTTTCCACCTTCAACATATTGGCTTGCTGTTAGCTCAACACTGACTGTTTCAAAATCAAATATGTATTCGCTACCAACTAGCAATAATACACCATTTAAATATACTCTTAAATTAATTGGGGAGAATGAATACGGAGCAAATTTATGTTGGGGCAACGAGTAAGTTAATTCTCCGTCAGCTAATGTAAAATACTCTGCACTAGGAGCTCTTAAAATAGTCTGACCAACTCTAACAATTACATTGCTTTCGTAAATTTGATTAAAACCTATTTCATTAGTTAAATTATATGCCAGACTTGAACCATCTGTAACTAATGTTTCAGATTTAACAATGCTGGTTTTTTGTATCTGCGTTGAATCATCACCATAAAAAGATTTTTGTATCATATAGTTAATGATACTTCCATCTGTTGGGGCTGATACAAATCGTATACCTACTCTGTAAGCACTTTGATACGTTATATCTGTCTGGAACAAATCGTAATTTAAATTATTACCGTTTACTAACACCACTGAAGTCGCACCTTCAGTCCAAGTAGCATTAGTAATGAATTCTACAGTGCTGCCGTCTGCAACAAAATAATCAAGATCTAAAATTCCGTCACCATTGAAACTCCAGCTTGCCACTGAAACACTGGCATTGTTGATAGGTGCAGATGTAAACACAACTTCGTTGTTTTGCCAATCTACAGTATAATCAACATCAATAGTCTTAATAATATCATCTATTACAACAAGTATTGCCTGTTTGCTGTTAGAATATTGATTAATACCAAATTGTGTGCGGGTGCCATTGGCTTTGTAGTTCATCCATTTAATTTTTGCACTACCATCTGTGGGCAACGAAAAAACTTTTACAGCCACTGAATCTAATATTTGACCTGGAACTAATTCTTCAGGTCCGTGACTTGTGTCGGGCGTAACAAAATTATCACCGTCTAATATAATATCATCTGGTGCAACACCTGTAGCAGAAGTGTATGCTAAGTTTCCGCCTTCTAATATAGTATCATATTCATTCTCGTTAGGTAAGAAGCTACCGTCGCTAGTGCTCTTGCGGAATATAACTTTATCCCCAGCGTTGATATTCAATGCATATGGGTCTGTTAAATTAGGCAAGTTTATAACATTTGTTACACCGTCACCAATAATTGTAGACATTACTACCCAATCTTGTGGCAATTTTCTACCGTTGGGTTGAACAGTTGAACCATCATATAGAGCAAAATACGGATCGTCAATTCTTAATCCGTTGACGTATACGTTAATTTCTTGACCAACTTCGGGTGTATAAGGCAAAGTGTATGTGTAGGTGCTGTCTCCAACAGTGACAATATAGTCATCAAATGCAGAATCAAAACCGTCCCATTGATCTGAGAACCAAGGAAGTGCATCCCATCCTGCGCCAGCACCAAATCCTAAACCAGTAACAGTAACACCACCGTAATCAACACCTGTTAATAATTGATCTAAGTTTTTACCTAATTGGCCAGTTGTGGGATTATAGAAGAAGTTAATTCTGTCAGCTGCTGACAATAATGTAATATCTTTATAATATGTAATTTCTATAATATCACCAATTGTCGGAGCAGTGTCTAATGTTAGCACACTGTAATACGAAGTATATCCTCTAGAGGTCGTAGACTTCATTGTGATAGTATACTCTTCTCTTAATACTTCTTGAGCATTTACTGTCACCGATGATCGACCAATTTTTATATCAGCTGGCCATTTCAATGCAAACTGTTTTAAACTACCAGAACCGGTAAATGTTTCTGTTTCTGTAAGTTCCGTAATGTAATAATTTTTATTAATCCTATCAAACTTAACAGCAATATGGCAAGATCTTACCACTTCACTTTCAATAATTGCCACTGCTCGACCAGCTGTGCCATTTTCTAATAATCCGCCATCGAGAACAATAGTCGGAGCCGATAAGTATCCAGTTCCTGTATTAATAATTTTAATTCTGTTTACTTTACCATTGGCAATGTAGGCTACAGCTTCTGCGCCTGTGCCGTTACCAGTGATTCTAACTACTGGCGGTCTAACATATAATGCTCCACCATCAACAATTTCTATTGATTTAATTTTAAATCCAACATGGTCTAACCAGTTTTTCCATGGATATTCTGTAACTTCTGTTGATCCTGCAACAATCTCATTGTCGTAGTAGACAACATTCAGTGGTTCTATTACACCGTTTACATTGATACGCGGCGGAAGATCAAAATCAGACACCATTGACGGAGCGGCATCTATTTTATTATAGGCGCTGATATATTCTCTAACCTTTGTTCTATATGGTTTTACTTCGTTGACATAATCTTCGTAGTTAGAAAGATTGTCATTATTGTAATTTGTTTTCTGTTTTAATTCGCCGGCATTGTGCGTTGCTTTGATGTAGCTGGTTTTTATTAACCAATCTAAATAAGTTTGTTCACTTAGTGCATATCTAAAACCAACAAATAATATATCAAGCCAATACTGTCTATAGTTGTCGACAAATATATCACTACGCAGTGTTTCTAATATTATTCTTAATTCTACGCTGGCAGAATTATCGTAAGAATCATTATCAAACAATCCGCCATCAAAGGTTAACAAACTATTTTTTAGTGTGTATAGATTATTAGAGAATTCAATTGTTCCGTCCTGTCTACCAATTACTCGATAACTTTGTGTGTAATCTTGACTTGTTGAGTCAGCATACTTTTCAAGTAGCATCCAACCGCCAGAGCCAACATTAAATACCTTTACAGTATCTCCAATGTTTGTTGATAACAACGGAATTTGATAAGTGTAATTTACACTGTAATCAATTTTTGTAAATTGGTTGTAACCGCTGGCATACCAATCAACATACGACCAGAAATTTTCAACATTATAACTTTGGCTTTTTACTCGTGACCATAATTGTAATATATTATCATAAGCATATATACTCCAACGATCTAATGCTTGACTGTCTGTTTGCACCAAGATACTAAATGGCCTTACACTGAATCTAGTTGTGGAAGTATACCCAATGCCACCATTTAATACGGTCACACCAGTGACACGCCCTTGAGTATCTATAGTTGTTTTAACAACTGCATTGATACCAGTGCCTTTGATTGTAACATAAGGCGGATTAACGTAACCAACTCCAGTTTCAGTTACTGTTGCTCCTGTAATTTTTCCATCTACAATAATAGGTGTTAGTTTAGCTGGACGTAATACATTAGTTGAAACAAATCTAATTTCAGCATCAGTGTCTACAACGGTGTCATACAGTCCACGAGATGGGTATGGAATTGCTTCTTTTTCTTTTAAATTTGTTAGGTCAAATTCATCAACTATTAATAAATCTTTTAAAATACTATTAGTTTTTTCTAATACTTGTTTAAGAGCTTCGTATCTGTAGACAAACATACTTTGTCTAGGACGGAATTCAATACCATATTTTTTCTTAGGTTGCAGATTAATGTCTGGAACTACTCTATCATTCTTATCTTTACCTACAAGACTATCAATCCACTTTTCTTCAATGGCTGCCGGAACTATAGTATCAGCATCTTGTCTAATAATCTTCCATTGGCTGTGAATATTAATATTATCTTGAGGCACTAACCAATATTGAACATTTAACTTGACCTGGCCATCGGTCAATTGATTTTTACAGTTAAACAAACTGATACCAGAAGGGGAAGTAAATGCCGTAAATTTATAACCTTGACCTTTAGGATCGGAGATCAGCAAAGCTACACTTTCTGCAGAAATTGTTCTGCCTTCAATATTTGGAACTATTTTTTTATTTTTTACCCAGTAATAGTAAAGATTTTTAAATGTTTTAGTTTGTGTGTCATATTTTCGCTTGACGCTATAAACAGTGTCGCCATACTTGGTTGTGCCGCTTATACCTTTAACTAGACCTTCTTCCGTATCGGCTAGTTTATTCCACTGAGCCGGCAAATTCTTACTCTTTACCCATTCGTAGATATCTATGCTGGCAGTTTCATACAATGTATTCCAAGTGCTATTTCTATAGATAGTATTAGTGTCATTGGATTCTAAGAATTTTGCTCTAGTTAAATCCCACCATAGTGTTCCAACAAATTGATCAGTCCAATTAGATCCGTCGTCAACTGTCACTGACTCGATACCGGCGCTGTAAATTGCAGGATCATAGTAAGTTTTATATTTGATTTCTTGATCAGCCACACCGGCAATTTTGCCTCTAATGGTATCTATTGTGTCAATATAAGTAATCAATTGATTTGAATTTGAATTGTATAGATACATTTTTTTAATTTTATCTATATCAACATACTCAACTTGTTCATGCTTTTTCATCCAGCTATACTTGCTGTTAGTTTTACTATAGACTACTACTGATCCAGCATCTGTATTTTGATCATAGGTAGCAGATGGAGACGATACAAATATACTGTTTCTTGCCGTTTGAATCATTGAGCCGTATTCATTTTTAGCAATTTCAATATGTAGAGATAATGTTTCTCCAAATATATAATTGTTAATATATTTGTCATACACATCTATTCTACCGCTGTCAATAAATCCATCTACTATTGAGTTTGTTGATTCATCAAAAGATGTTGCTAAATTATCAAATGTAGTGACCACATTGTTATCACCATTTTTAGAAAATATCACCAACGACTTGTCATTGTTTAAAAATTCTACAACATGCCCAAATTTTTCAGCAACTTCTGCATACTTTCTAGTGATTGTTTGATGTAAAGAATATGAATTAGCATTAGCAGTTAATACAAAAACTGCTCCTTGATCAATTTTTTCTCCGTCATACAATCCTGCACCAATGGCCAAAGAATTACCGTCATTTGATAAAGAAATACTTTCGCCTAATCTAACTTCTTGTGTTAGGTCAAGATCTTTACCGCTGATAACAGAGTCTAAATCAAAATTTGTTCCATTAAAACTATAAACAAATATCTTGCCCTTGTCTACTACTCGTAGATCTAATGGGTGCCATTTAGATTCAATAAATGGACCGGCTGGGGTTAAATCTAATGTTGAGTCAGCTAATGCACTATCCCCTTGCGAACTGTCTTCAATTAATCCTTCACAGCTCCAATATTGTCCTTGATAGTATACAATATCACCTAAGTTGTAGGCAAGGTCAGTTCTATAAGGACCTCTATAATTGTCATAGTTGATGTTGTCACTGCGAGGAGCAGAAACTACAAGTTTTGATCCGTTTGTTGTTAAGTCAAAATCATAACCAAATGCATCATTGGCAAATACAGACTCTACCGATTCGCCAAATAGGATAGTAGTGCTGCCGTCAGCAGTAACATTATTATCATATTCAAGTGTCACAATTTGTTTTGGAACAAAACATTGTATGTTAGCATCCGAAACTTCTTGCCATAGACTAGGGTTATTTTCAAATGGATCTGTTGGAACGGCTGCTACTGCTTGATATAATTTATAATTATAAAAAACAATTTCTCCTGCACTATATTCATATCCAGGATTATGATATCCTCGATAGGATCTAGTGTAATCCATGTGCCACTCGTAGCCACTGTCAACTGATACATCACCGTATCTAAAGAAATACAATCTACCTTGATTGTCATTGTAACCAGGACTGCTGATTACTGCAAGGTATTCGCCATTGTCTTCTGTAATTTTTATTTTAGAGCCAAATTTTTCATTGGCCACTGGGTAGGGGCTTGTGATAGCATGGTTAAACAAATAGTTTCCAGAATCATCTTTTTGGTATATGTATACCATACCTTGATTAAACAGTCCGCTGCTTGTTCCTGTAGCAGATGCTTCAACTAACCTAACTGGTTGCCAATCTTCTGAAAATTCTGTAATCACAGTGCTGTCAGCACCGATAAGATGTAGTGCTTCCCAATGAACAAAATTAGTAGTTACAATGTCGCCTTCATTATAAGTTGCAGGGGCAGAATATGTCCCTGCATATCTAGTTTTTACATTACTAGCTGTAGGTGCGGAGACAAATAACCAACGAGCATCTTCACTAAATGTCACTGTTTGCCCAAAGCTACCAACAGAGACAGCTAAGGTAGTATCTGGGTTGATTGTTTGTTTTTGTATCCATATACCAGCTGGATCTAGTTCAAATATAGCAACTTTATTTGTATTTGTAGATACTACTGCTTTGTTAGTAGCCTCATTAATATAAAAACTTGTTCCAAATTTTTGATTTGCTATTGGGAATGATTGTTCAATTTCTTTCTTGGAGAACACCGGACTATTTTCCCAAACTGCCCATTTATTGTTATCTTGATCATCGGACCATATTAATTCATTTGGTTTTAATTGTTCAGGTAGACTGTTGTTAGCAGTGTCAAATGTTGCAAGTCTCGCTGTTATAAACTTGTATATTAAGATTTGAGAACTGTCTTCTTCTGCCAGACCTTTGGAGAAGTTATCTAAATTAATAACACTGCCCGACAATGATTTAATTTTATAAAATCCATTTACGTTAGTGGAATTAGCCACCATTATGATTTCACCAACTGCTAGATTAGGTGCTGAATCAAATGTTAGTTGAATGTTAGTGACTGTGGTTACTATGGAATCTACAGCCACCGTATGCTTAGTAACTCTATAAACATTCCAGTTGATCCCTTCAAACGCACACCATACATAGTCGCCGTCAACTAATACATAGTCTGCAGAATTAGTTAACAGTGAATCTAACGTATCTATGTTAAGTGCAACATCGTCATAACGAACATATCCAGCAGTTCTTAAAAACTTATTAGGACTTACTACTGTTGGCCAGACACTGTAATTAAAATCTGCAGGTTTTAAATAGATGTCGTTGGAATTTTGTCTTATAATAAAATCTGGAATTTCGGTAGTTTTTTCTGTGGTAAATTCAATCGCTTGAGGATTAATTTTAAATTGACTTTCATCTAATGTTATTTCAATTTCGTCAAAAGCTTCACTGCCACCATATTGACCTACTCGAACTGCCCACTCTTCATCTAACGTTAGACTTTCTTGATTGTCGGCGCTGAGAACATCAAACAATTTGTTTAGAACATTTTCTGTTCCCTTTTCAGCAATCATTCCTTGATAAAACTTATATTGACTTACATCGTCTTTGATAATATTTTCAAGATATGTTCTCTTTTGATAGCCAATTAGATGTTGTGCAACTCGTTGTTGGCCAATATCAAAGTTGTCTGTGTTAAGATCGTAGAAATCATTAAACTGTTCTGCTTTGTAATCCCAGTTAGGCAATAGCCCCTTAGTTGGCTTTTTATCTAATCTTGTCCAGTCGTTAGGGTTAAATTCTAGAGACCCAGTAGTAGAATACTTTGCACTATAATAGAATTGTTTATATTGAGCAATATCACCTAGCCGATAGTCAGTCCACGGAGCCCATACTACTACATCAGCTTGGTCGTATATAAATCCAGGAATATTAAAACTACCATCCCATCCATTAGAGATATATCCAACGACTTTAATTCTCTCTTGTCTATATCCTGGCTGTGGGTCATAGATTACATCATTAAAGTAAGTAATGTTATCTAACAATAATACATGTTCTTTTTGTATTAGATAGAATGTGGCACCATAGATACCTTGATTTGTATTTCTTGGGCTCAGTGTATAAACACTATTTTCTCTATTAGTATTAATAAAATCTGATTGCAGAGGTTGCCCGTCGCTTTGCAATATTTTATACGAATAGAATAAATCAAAAATGTTATTAACTTGAGCTTGATTTGTTTGTAATGATAGTTTTATAGCACTAGGGCTTAAACAAATAACACTACCAACTGCCCAATTTTGTGTTAACCAGAAGGCAAATTCTTTAGCACTGGTCTCCCAGTTTGTTATGGCATTTAAGTTATTATTAAAATTATCAAAGATAAATCCTACAGATTTTAAATATTGCTCATAGCCAATTAAAAAATCAACTACATCTTGGTATTCTGCAAATCTAGTTCCGTATGGAATACGAGATAATACAGATTCAAACTTTCTTTTGATTTCTATATCCTTGCCGCCAGATACCGGAAGGCCGCCTAATCTTGTAAATTTTTCAGCATCAAATGTGTCTTGACTAGTATGTGCAGTAGTGCAACGATAATATTGATTATCATATCTTACTATATTTTGTGCTCGGTATATCTGTGATGATGTCCAGTTCAGAAAGGGTTCGCTGATTCCACCAATGTTAATCACACGGCCGTTGCCTATAGGTTGATAATAATCAAAATACGGATCATCAAATGTATAACCTCTAATTTCGTAACCATCGACAAATTTCTGAACAATAACTCCACTGTAGTTTATTTTTTGTATAGCAGAATTAGTGTTTAAAAAGATGTCATAATTTTCATCTGGCACAAAAACATTAGACGTGCTAGACGGGCTCTTGCTGTCTAATAATAATCTAAATTTTTCTTTGCTGGTAAATCCACCTAGCTTACTAGTCAATGAACAAGTAAGGTTACTTAAATCATTTTTATAATTATTGTATGTTGCAACATTTGGACCAGTTAATAACTCTACAATCCAATTCAATATACCGCTAGAATATACTCGTGCATTGGACAGAGCAGTTGATGGTAATGATAAAGTTTTTAATTGTAATCTTAAATTAGTATCTTTGTAAACAAACTGTCCCACTAAATTTTTAACTGTTCTAGATCTATCTAACAACAGTCCTAAAATCTTATTTGGGTGCATTAATAGCGCAGTCTTGATTACACTGAATGCATAATAGCTCGATCTAGTCCATGCAGATTCTGTAGGAGATCCATCTCCGAATGCAAAATCAGTGTTGGCATCAACCTGAATAAATCCTCTTACAGAATTACTAATCAAAGGGCTGATTAAATTTCCATATTCATCTGCAGGTATTCTATCTACTAACCCAGGTCTAACAAATTTTTCTAAAACAACAGGAGGATTTCCAGGTTGTCTAACAATACCTGCTTGTAGATCATCCCAAAGAATTAAGTTATCTGACGTATATGGTCTTGGGCCATATACCGATTGCCACCATGTAGGTTCTATACTAAACCCAAGACATTCCCACGGATGCGTGTGTGGGCGATCAGTGTCTAACAAATATCGATAAACACCTCTCCAATATCCTGGACTGGCCTCACCTGTTGGCAACGTATTTTTGTTGTAGTTGAAGGTAAAAGAATTTAGTCTATCAAAAAACTCATTTGCCGTTATATTGCTATCTAATAAACTTGTCCATTTATAAAAGTCACCGCTGAGAATATCTAAAAACTCAGACTTAGTATAACTGTTAGTTCTGTTAACTCCTGGAATGATATCATAGATGTCTACAATAGTTGAATCGTAATCTATTTTGATATTATTATAAATTCTCTTTTCAAGTTCTAATAATATAGCATCTCTATAATCATTGTATGCAACTGTTATGCTGCCATCGTGACCTTGTATTACCAATGTTGGTTCAAGGTAAGTATCATCTTCGTAAATTTCAGGAACAAATTTTGGCCATAATCCTAATTTTGTAGGGGTAGCAGGTATAAATGACCCGTCTGTAGTAGTGTATTCTACAATGTCGATAGAATCACCTTCAGCTAAAGGAGTTAAAATGTTAACAAATCCTTCACTGCTAAATTCATATTCAACACCGTATACTAGTTGAGAACTATTCAGATAGATTAAAATTGCTTTATTTGATAACTCAGAAAGACTAAAAGTAAAAGACAACGGATATGTTGTAATGTCGCTGTCTAAAACTTCAAAATTATATGTCTGGCCAGCTCGGTAAGGCAGCATGTCACTTAGATAGTATCTGTCAGTGTTAGGCTTTGGTTCATTTATTTTAGCCAACACTAAGTCAACAAATTCTCTTGGATCAGTATCGATACCTAGTGAGTCTGCTGCCGCTAAGAAAATTCTTTTAAACTTGCCGTAGTCATCTCTGGCCATTTCTATAGCTTTTAGTGCGTTGGCTGTTTTACTACCTAGATGATACAAGCTATTCGCCATCGATCCACTATGCTGAATAAATCGTGTGCCGTATTGTGAGAGATATCCGATGTCTCTTAAATTATTATCGCCTGGAAATGTTCCGACAAATTCGTTAACATTATTAACAATGGTGCCTACATGATCACTTACCTGTCCTAATGTAAAAATACTGATATTATCATTCAACGGATTATTTTGTAAACTTATGGGTAGTTCATAATATCCATTATTATTTTTAGGTTGGGTAGCTAACGACTTAATTGTAAGTATATCTATTGATTTAATATTAGATGTTAATACTATTGTTTTATACCTTGCAGTGTCTACAATAGTATACAGATTTTTAGATATTCTTAAACCATTAACATATACATTTAATTCTAAATCTGCAAGATCTAATATGTTGTCGTAAACATCTAACGCAAAATTATTAGTTTGATCAGACCCTTTATAGATTCTAACCACTCGCTGATAATCATTGTAGTAGTTAGTGGTCCACCCATTACTGTAAGATGCTGTGCCATCAAACAACTTTAAATATGATTTTGATACACTTAATGTAATTAATTGAGCGGCAATTTTATAAGAGAACAAATCTTCATTGTAATCAAAATTAAAAACAATATCGCCTATGTTATTAATGTTTCTGTATGTTAATGCAAATCCTAGTTCACTGTCATTAGTGCCAGTGCCCCGTGCATAAGAAAAAACTTTAGTTCCTTTAAAGTTAGTTCCTTCGTAATAGTTAATATTAGAAATACTGATTTCATTGTCGTCGAAGATATCAAAATAGATATCTTGATTAGTTGTTGTTTTTTCTTGACCAAGTGCCCATTGACTGCCGGTATACCAATACATTTTACCTTGATTAGATCCTAGTTTAACTAGGACCGTTTCGTCGACTAGAGGTTCAGAATCGTCTGTATCAATCAATGTTATTTGTTTTTGTCGGGTAAGTCCAGATTGAACTTCAATAAATTTTACTTGGAAAATTCTACCAACTACTCGAACATCAGTGTCTGCTGCCACTAATAGCCTGTGGCCGTCTGCAAGATCTACACCATCTACATTATAGCCTATGCTACCTTCAATAGTGCTGAATACGTCTGTAGTGAATGTATCAATTAAGTCTACATTCTGTTTATTCTGAGTTCCAAAATTATACAGTTTTAAACCAGCATTAAATTCAATAATAGGACGTTTGGCTCTAGCTTCTTGATCTAAGTCTGCTATCGATCCGTTGATAGTTGCAGTGGTATTGATAATATCTTTGTGGAACCAACGATTATATCGACTCCAAGGATTTCTATCAGGACTGGCTTTGTTAACTGTTATATAATCTTTAGTTCCAGCATACGCACTGGCATCATCGAACGGCAAGTTGTCAAACGAAGTATCATCAAATAGTATAGTTTTTTGTTGACTGTATCCGCTGATAATTTCTAAGTCGTCAGCAGATACTAATTTAATACTACTACCCACTCCTTCTACATACCAATAACCGGAAGAATAAGATGTAGGGGTTACATTACCTACAAATTTTAATTTCATTCCGTTACTTAGAGTGTATCCATTGCCCATAGTATAGTTTGATTTTCCGATAACTTCGGCTAATACATCAATACTGGTATTTTCTTCAATGTTTTGTATTTGTAACACGCCGCCGACATTTACATCGTTTTCGCTAACATAGAATAAAATGTTTGGTGCATCTAACGGAACTTCAAATGTTATTACATCTCCGTCAACAGTAATTCCGTAAGGATACTTGTTTAATAATCCAGATGTTCGTTGTGTCTTAATGCTAAACGGATGTCCAGGTGCATTGATATTAAACTTATACGTTTGTCCTCGATATAATTTTAAAATAGGGTTTCTAGTTAACCCATCAGGAGTAAACAAGTATGCAAAATTGTCACCTTCGTCAACTAATCTCACTGAGTATTCGCTCTGGATTGCTAGTTGTTGTCCGTAGATGTTAACTACTTCTGGTCCGTATGGTAACCAATAGTATTGTTGAAAGTTTACAAACTTGTCCCAGTCAATTTGAGGGTTCCAACTGTAGAATTCTTCTTTGTTAATGCGTCTATGGTTGTTGGTGATGCCACCTAATACGCTGACGTGGTTAATATGATCAAGATAATCTTTGTTAAATGTTACAGAATCATTTTCATCTTTAATAATAACACTAGGTTCTAATTGATAAGTTTGACGATCTGTTGTTGTAGCAGATACAAATATATCGTTAGATGTAGTGGCTTTACTGTCCTGTCTACCAATATACCCGTTAACTTTTTTAACCGTGCCAGGCTGGACTAACTGGTCCAGAGTTGCATGAACGAACTTTTTATTACTATCAGTTCTATAAAATCTCGGCAGTAAATTAGAAACGTTTCTAGAAGACGGATCTAACGGTGCCGGATATTCGTTCTGATCGTTGTTATATGACATCGGTTACCTTTTAAGAACTTGATATTTGATTTTTGTTTGCAATTTTTTCTGTTGTAGTTATTGCGCCATTGGATTTAATCTTACTACCTGTAATGCTAGTGATAATTTCTATATCGTCAACAGTGGCACCGCTGACAAATATCTCATCTTTCTCGCAAGATATTTCAAATAGACTGCCAAAATATAAATTATCTGCTTTCGGCACAATAACAAAACTGACAATAAACGGAGCCAGCTGAGACAACACATAGGTTGATAACTCGCTGAAATAGAACGTATTTCCAAAATCCCAATTTTCAATAGCAAAGAACTGTTCTATTGCCACTAGTATGCGTGTCTTAACATCATTGTCACTGATAACCTGATCTGGATTTTTAACAACTTTAAATGTTGCTTGTAGATCAATGGTTGCCAATGTTCCAAACAATACTTTGTATTTCACTGGATGATAAATGATTTCATCGCTGATGGCTTTTATTTTTCTTAGGGTCGGATGTAAGTCATTATACAAATTATCACTGCTTGGCGGTAACGGTGCAGTTTCTATTACGCCGCTGACATATTGTCTGTAATATGTGTCATACTCTCTTGTTAACACAAATATATCAATGATATTGGTAATGCCAGGATCTATGCGAGACTCGTAGTCAGCATTATGAATATACTGGAATTTGAGATTATCTCGACCAACAAATACTTTGTAAGTTAAACTTGGAATCAGTGTTGAAGCAATTGAATCTAATTTTTTAACTACATCAGTATCCTGAAAGTAAAAATGCTGGCCTTCTGTATATTGCGATAAACCACCAACTAGTATTTCGCTAGATAAAATAATTACTTTGCTGTCACTATTAGACACATATCGATAATCTTCTTGACGGTCACCAATGTTATACTTTTCTTGTATAATGTATTTGCTACTAGTTAATACAGACGTATCTATTATGTCGTTGAAAATTTCAGGATTATCTACTACACTGTCTTCATCCGAGTCAGGGAAAGTTATTTCAATTTTTTTAGTGTCAACATACCCATCTAATCCGTTATATTCTTTTAATACTGCCCAGTTTCTATCAAAAGTAAACGGAGTTGTTTGACTAGGTTTTGTATTAATACTTAAAACTTTTATAGCATCTTTAGCCACTGTGTTGGTTCTAGTATCATAAATTTTATCACTACTATCGTAATAAAATCTAACCTGTGTGTCACTTTCAAACACGTATCGTATCAGTCTTGATGCGACTGTATAGAATTCATCATCCGGAGTAAACAATATTAACCAACTGGCATCTAACTGTTGATTAGATTTATCACCAGATTTTCCAAGATTAAAACTGTTAACAGTATTGAGATTTGACTCAAATATTATTTTCCAAGTTCTTGTAGTTTTATCGTAGCGCAGACCAAACGGCTTGTTGTCGAATACCAAGTCGATCATTGTGGTAATTGTGCTGGGATCTATAATACTTTTATATTTTGGTATAATTTTAGAAACTATAGCACCTTGTGGTATAATGTCATTAAGGATGATCGGACCAAATCCAGTGGCCAGTATACCTGTATTATTTGCAGTGCCGTCACCTGTGACAGACACAATTTTAGTCCATAATACCGTGGCACTGTTGTTGGCAGTGGCCGAGCCATACTCTAATTTGTTATTTTTTGACTTGTCGAAATATCTTCCAACAGGTGCTGTAAATTTTATCAATGCACCGGCTTCAATGTATGTCAAATCTGTTGCAGTGTATTGTCCTGTTTTAAAAACAGTGCCGTCAACAGTATCTCCGAAATAACCAGTAGTTTGATTAGTATCAACTGTAACTGGATACCAACCAGCATTAATAGTGACTGATGTATCTATTTCATAGTTTGAGTAGAAATAATTTTTTAAATTATCATTTTTAATAATTTCAAAAACTTGATTGTAAATTACTGATTCAATGTCAGTTTTAGTAACATACGAAAATCTAAAACTGTCGTTGTATAATTCTTTGTATACCGCACCATCATCAGAAAATAGATTTGTTTTGCTGTATTTTCCTGTGGGATCTATCAAGTCAAAGTAACGACTAATGCCGCTAGAACTTCTGTTCACTGCTTTGATTTTTAATAACTGTTGATTAACTGCTAACGGACTAATATTATAATCCTCGCCAGTTATCATTCTATTTTGTGTATAGTAATTTGCAGGTGCGTTGCTTTTTATACTTTCATTAGTTTCGGCTGCGGCAGCATTGACTACCATAGCTGTCAAACTCATGTTGATTGTTAAAATTTCAACCTGACCCGAATTACTGAGATAAGAAATATCTATCGAAACTGATCGAACATCTTTAGGATTGATAGAGTAAGAAAATCCGTTGCTGTTTCTATAGTAAACTCTAAATGTTCCTAAAGGCAATGTGCCGAATACACCGTCAGAGAAGTTTAAACTAACCCTGTCTCCTACTCTGGTAATGACACTGTAGATGTTTTTAATATTCTTCTCTAAACTATTATAAACAGTATTATTGCCCTTAAAACTAGATATTGGTTGCCAGTATTCTGCTTCTCGATTATTTTTATCAAGTCTATACAACCATACATCTGTGTCGTTAATGTTAACTGCGTCAATGTCAATTACTTCATTTGACCCAGGTTGATCCAATGTAAATGTTCCAGTGTTTAACTGTCCTTGACGGAAGTGCATGAAGAATCCACTGTTAGCCGAACCAGGACCGCGGCCATCATCTTTGTATATGAATGCCGGCTTAACTCCTTGTGCTGGGGCTTCTTCTTTGATTATTTCGTTGGTAGTATCTATAATTGTGCTGGTAATTTCAAACGGCATGTTTCTACCATCAACTGCTTTGGTAAAACCAAAAACTGGCACGTCTGTATTAATACTCTTGAGTCTATATTGCTCTGTAGGAACACCAAAGATTGTAGCTTTGGTGTCTGGCTTACCAAATTGTCTGTTGGTATCCAACGCTGAGTTGATCACTTTGATAAACTGTTCATACCAATTGGCATTGGTTGCATCATTCCAGGTTACTGTAGAACCTGATAAGTTTCTATTGTTAGAATCAATGATAGCTTCTGTAGTTTTAACGCTGGTAAATTTTAAAAATCCGTTTCCGGCTTGATTACGTTTGGCATTATAACTCAACAATCTTGCTAAACGTAGCACACTTTCACGGCGCTCTGCTAGTTCTAAAAAGTTATCTCTAGCATTAAGATCAACACGGAAGGCAATACTTTGACCTAAAAATGCAATAAGGTCTACTAATGCTAGGTATTCGCTTGATTCAATATAGTCGTTGAAATCTTCAGGATAGTTTTCTCTAATATAAGATATCATTACCCTGCGTAGGTTTTCAAAGTCGTAGCTCTGGAAATCAGCATTTTTAAATGACTGATATATTCTTTTCCAGTCTTCTGCTACTAGTAATCGATTTTGACGATCGGTCGATGACATCTTTTATCCTTGTTAATTAATATTTATCGAAAAAATAATCAGGGTAGTTAACTTACTAATCCGTTATCTTGATCGAATTTAAATTGCAGTCTTTCTGCAATATTATATGTTAGATACAACAATTCACACTCTATTTGTAGGCCTGATTCGTATTGTGTTACCACTACTTGATCGGCTTGCACACGGGGATCAAAGTTAATAATGTCTTCAACGTTTTTAACTATGGCGTTTTTTACATCCACAGTAAACGGCTCGAATAACATGTCCCAAATGATGGTGCCAAACTCTGGATTTTCCAAGCGTTCGCCCTGACGAATATGAAAGTGATTAATAATGTCTTGTTTGATTAATGCAAGGTCGTATAACCCAAAGTTTTCAGTTGCATCACTGACTGTGCTGAAGCCTTTGTAAACTTTAACATTAGGTTGTTGCTGACTTTGCGACGGCCCTTTGACTGTGGTGCGTTGATATAATCGGTTGTTGATTGTCATATTTTATTCCTCTTCTTGATTTTGAGGCGGTAACTTAGTAAATGTATCGATAGGTGTAGTATACGTGTTCCAATACTCTCCAGCGTCGGCAATAGAATCACTGTTTTCACTGTATCTGCCATCGACATCTTTGTCAGTATTTTCTGGTTTAAATTTCTGCGGATCTAAATTCTCATGATGCGGCAAGGTTCATGTGTAGGAACTCTACGCATAATAGACTCTGTAAATGCTTCGCCATCAGGTCCAGGCAAACTGTGAGTTTTAGAATTTAACGGAATAGATGCTTTTGCAGTTGTTCTTGCTTCTTCAGGTAATTCTGCAATTTGTGCAGTGCTTGATCCGGCGGCAGCTGTTGCTTGATTGCCTGAACTATTCATATGAATTTGTGCAGACGATGTTTCTAAAATATTTCCACCAGCTTTAGTTTCATGTGTGCCACCAGATGTATTATAAATGTGGCCGCCTGCTTTTACTTCAAGATCTCCAGTGGATTGTTGAAACAAATGTCCATCTGTTTTAACATCAATATTTCCTTGAGTGTAGTGTTCGTAAGTGCCGTCGGTATGCAGATCTACGTCTCCGTTGATTTTTGTTTTTAAATATCCACTGATAGTATGATCAACGGATTTACCATCTAAGTGTTGGATACGCATATCTTTATAAATCTTGATATCAATTCTATCAGGAGTTGGTCCATTAACATCTTCTACTGGGCCTGATGCTTCTGTATCGTTACTCACTGGATCTGCCGGATCTTGGCTTGTTGAATCTAACGGGCCGAACGCGGCACCAGATGCTCCATTGCCGCCGCTGAAACTAAATCCATTGGCTACTTTAAAATCCATTCTACCATCAACATTGTGTGTATAATCTGTTGCATAATATTTTTTAACATCATCATTTACTGTTTGACGATATTGCTCGTCAATAGTTTCATCTTTTCTGCGTTTGATGTGAATCTTTTGATCTCTGTCAACAATCAACACTTTGTCTTTGATTACATTAGTATGCATTTCGCCATGCACTTTTGTGTTAAAATTTCGACCAACTTCTAAATTAAAATCTCTATCACAGAAAAAATTTAAATCTTGTTTAGTTCGAACACTGATACTATCTTCTGCAAATATGTCAATTTTACCGTCACTGGTCAATTCAATCCATGCTGTGCCTCTAGCATTGCCGATGTAAATTAAATCTTCGCTGTTGTGCAATAAGATTTGATGACCAGTGCGTGTTCGTAACCGTATCAATTCATTGTGCGGAATATCTTTTAGACCATCTGTTTCGTCATCTTCTACCGCGGCATATTCAGGTGGTCCATCGGTAGGAGTTGTTTTTCTTAAAAACTTGTCATCTCCGTCATCCATGACAAAACTACTGCCGCCTAATCTGCTGATAAATGCTTCTGGAATAACGTGTTCAAACTTACCAACTTTACCTTTAGGGCCTGCTTTATCAACAGGACCAGGTGTAGATATTCCAAATACTGCACTAGGTGTTTCTCGTCTGGCACTGCTAGTGGTTATTCCTCTAATGTCATCTTTTAATAATCCCTGATTAACAAACACAGTTTGCTGTGAAGTATGAACTGGCTTAGGAATTTGTGTAGTATCTCTGGCACTAACATCGTTGGCTTTTTTATTATACTCTGCAACAGGCACACGTTCTTCTGCACCGTCAACTTGATAAGAAGTTGCGGCATAACCAGGAACCATAAAATTCATGTTAGGATCCATGATACAGCCAAACCAATATCCTTTACCGCTGATAAAAAATACACAACTGTTGATCCTACATCTGGAGGAACCATCCACATGCCATAACTTTTCTGTGTGCTGCTGTAGTCATTGTTTTCATCAATATAAGCAACACTGGTAATGCCGGCAAAAGGACTCATGTATTTGACTTGATGTATTTGCCCTTCTTTGTTATTTTGATTTCCAGAAGAGTGAAATAGTTCAACTTCCAATGTTCCCATATAGTAAGGATCAAGATGACTTACAATCCGGGCTAAGAATGGTCCGGGTTTACTATCGTCGGCTGCGTTTACTGATTGTCTTTTTTCTTCTGACATAATTATCCGTTGAAATCACCAAGAGCTGCGTTGTTAGCCGCAATCTCTTGATCTGATAGACTTGGTGCCCCATTGGGGTATTCTTCTGCTGCGGCTGCTTCTATTGCGGCAATGGCCTGACTGCCGTTATCGTCGTCAATATCTGTTACAAGTGGAAGTCCGCCATCGATGTTTTTCATCACTGCAACTTCTGGAACTTTTCCAACCAACTCTTGATTAGTCTGCCTATTTAAACTTAATATTTGAGTAAATTTGCCACCACTAAAGGTGCTTTCAACTTGTAGTATTTTATAAAGTCCACTGTATGCTTGCACTAGTTCGCCGGTGCCGCTGATACTATTATACGTTCCTTTAGCAGGATCTATATCTGTTGGTGTTCTGAAATTGACAATGATATAAACTTCTGTATTTTGATAGTTCATACTTCCGTCACTGTTAATCATTCTATAATTTGTTTCAGGACTAGTGTAATTTCCAATACCACTATCACCTAAGAAATAGGGATCACCATGAACTTTCAATGTTGTTTCTAGCATGTCAGCACCTTCGGTAACTGCATCCATAAAGTTTCTTGCTAGGCGTGTTGAAATATCTTCTGTTCCACCGCCACCTCTACCATCAGTAGAAGTATTAGTAACAGTCCTCGATACCTGTCTTGGCTGTGCATCAGCGGGAGGTTTACTAGATCCAGTATCTTCGCTGGCTCCTTTTCGCTTTTCGTTAGCTACTTCTTGTCCTGATTGTTCAGCTTGTTTTACATCAGCCGAGTCTTTATATCCGTCGGCTGCTACTGCTTTTCTAAAATTATTGTTCATGGTAATTTGAAAATCAAGAATTTCAGTATTTTTTCCAGTATAGATATAATTGTATTCTTTAAGAGCTTCTTTTCTAAGTTGTAAAATACCCGGTGGTGCAGAGTTTGGGGGTATCAATACGCTGGAGTTAACTTTATAAGCAACAACTCTATACACTATAAGTTGCGGCTTACGTCCCGTTTTTCCCAAGTTTTTATAACTAGATCCTTGATATACTTGCGGGTCTATTCTCCACCAAGGCAACATTCCGGCATCATCAGCTTGACTGTCACGCAATGCTTGTTTAGCATAGTCGCTCATTATGATAACTTGATTGATAACATTGGTAACATCAGTGCTTTGTAAGAATCTAAAATCGCTAGTGGTTACGTCAATTTGCAAATTACCTCGTTGATAAATTCCTTTTTCTGCATCGTATACTGCGTTGTCTTTGCCAAAGGGACTGTCACCTGCTCGGGTTGCAGAAAATCCCATACTGGATTTACCAACACTGTTAACTGCTCCTTCTTCTTGCACATAGGTTTGATTTAATTTACCAGTGCCTTTTTTGAGTTTTAATTTGTCGTAGATGTCGCCACCGCCACCGCCACCTTTGGGGTTTCTAGTAGCTTTATTAATTGTTTCATTAGCAGAAGGCAACGGAGAAGATGGATCTTCCGGAAACATGATGATGATTTCATCTGGTTCTTCGTTGTTGTCTTTAGCACGTTGCACTAGATAATCATTTAATACTCGTTGTAGACTTTTTTCTCCAGTCTGCAACATTTCTTGGACCGTTTGTCCACTGATAGTAGTATCATGAGGAATTGTATTAAACCCTGCATTAAATGCTGTGTAGTTGTAGGGATTGCCAGTTACTTCATATTCAGTGCCCTTGGCAGTTACTCTGGCAGTTATATCCATTAGTGTAAATGGAAACAATCTACGTTCTCTAGGCAAGGACTTTGCCAATTGATCAGCAGTATGTCCGGAAAAATCAATGGTCAATAAAAATGGCGCTGTTCCTAAATAGCTAGGATGTCCAGCTTCTATTGCTGCCTTTTGCATGGCCTGTGGGAATATGCCCATGCTGTATGGTTCTAAAACTTTAAATTTAAAACCCATCATGTTGGTGTTTCCACTGTCTTTGCTAAATGCACACTGGTGAACTATACTGATATCATCCATAAAGAAATCAAATTTGCCAAATGCTGTATTAACTCTATTGTCTGGGTTAATTGACCCACTGGCCAATATCAAAGTATTAAATTTGCCAGCTCGGTATGTAGAATCCGGGAAATTTAAACTTTCGTCATCAAGACAAGAAAGTGTAACAATATAATTGTAACTGGCAAACTGACTTAAGATATTAGGAAACGGGGGTTTGCCGCCGGCTACTATATTTTTTACTTTTTTGCCTTCGTCGGCTGCACCGACATTGCCAAGATTGATTTTTAATTCTGATTTAAAATTGTTTAGCAACCCTGACACGCCTGGAAAGTTGCCCGCTAATTGTCCGGCTGTAGCGGCTAATTGATTACCTAATTTTCCGCCCAGTGCATTGATGTCAGCCTTCAGTCCAAGCCCCGATGCTAAGGACGTATCTCCCACTACTTTTTTAGCAGCAGCTGATAGAGATGTTGCTCCAGATTTAAAAAGTTCAAAATTTGGCATATTATATTCCCAGTATGGAAACTAGTCCCGATCTTTTTGGAATAAAAATTTGTGTTCCGGGCACAAAATCAAAAATAGGATCTTGAATAATATCTAAATTTCTTTGAGAAAACACCCACCATAGTTTAGATGTTCCATATAAGTCAAATGCCAATAGGTCTGGTCTGTAGGTATACTGTGGTTCAATGGTATAAAGATAATCGTCTTGTTCAGCAGCCACTGGTCTGATTTGTAAAATGTCAAGATAATTTTTTGTTATCTTTGTTGCAGACCATGGACTGGTATTTGGATATTTTGTATTAGATGCCATTAGATAAATCCTTGTCCGCTTTTAACATAATCGCCGTTGACAAACTTATCAAGACTAAATGACCTTGCACTGTCTCTGCTGTATACCGGCTGTAATGTAATAGTCATTGCACTTTTTGTTGGCACATATGTTTTACCGCCTTGTGTTCCGGATCCAGCGTTGGCTAATTGATTTCTAAAACTACCTGCAATTCCAGAAACTGCTTTGCCTATACCATTGGCCACTGCTAACGCTGCTCCGGCTCTGGGGTTTACTGCACTGACTAAAGAACTAACTGTATTAAAAGCCGATGCAGGTGCTGAGCCATAGGCATTTGTAAGACTGGCTGATGCCGACGGATCAACAGCAATATAATCACTGTCATTGTTAAGCTCAACACTGAATGCTGTTACTACTACCGGAACATTTTTAAAAACATATTCGCCATAGGCGTTGAAATATGCAATAGGCGGAGGATTCCCACCAAGGTCATCTTCTCCACTAAACATTTTTGTCATAGATCTAAAGTAATGAACCATGGCAATCCAATAAGCACCTTGAACAGCATCTTCAACATAAAACGGAGCTTGGATTTGTATTGCATCGGCTTGACTGTTGACAAAACTTTGAAATCCAAAATTCTGATGCAATGGTTTCATCGATTCGTAGTTAGCAGAATTGCTGATTCTCAATGTGGGAGTATAAGGAAAAATTGCGCCACCGGCATTTTTCAAAGGAGCCAATGCAGGTGAACTGGTAAACGCA